GGTAACTTAGCTGCGAATCGATCGTTTGCGTTGGGAGTCCCCGGCACGATCACGGCTAGCACCGCTAATGCCGTGCAAGCCACCAGTCACACGCATGCGCTAGCCCTACCGGATGCGGCGGAATCAACGGCTGGCATTCTCAAGCTGGCGACGGTTTCCCAGTCGCAAGGGTTAATTGATGATGCGACGGCGCTGACGCCGAAGAAGCTCGATGACGCCTTTAAAGGCACGAATCAGTCGCTGGGCAGGGACGTTGGCTTCCAGATTTTCCCCGGTGGTCTGATACGGCAGTACGGATTCACATCAGGATATTCTGGCTACACGATCACTTTGCCGATGGCGTTTCCCGGGGGGATTATCGGTCAACCCTCGGCCGTTTGCGTGGGCGGTCAGGCATCATCCCCGGTGGCCGCATGGGCAGAAACGTCTGATTTGATCGGAAACCAGTTCAAGGTGTTTACATACTCGGCGACCGCCGCCGGGGGCACGGTCAACTCCGCGCGCGCAATCGCATGGGAAGCATGGGGCAAGCTATGAAGACCTTTTACTCAGCGAAAGCCGGTGGTTTCTATCAGGAAGGATTGCTCGACGCCTACGCTTCGCGTGACGCCCTACCGCTCGACCTGGTAGAAATCGACGCGGTTACGTATCAGCACTGTATGGCTGCTCCAGGGAGGGGGCAATTTGTGGTTGCGGGGATGGATGGAAGACCTGTCTGCGAGTTTCTGCCATCTCCGACCTCAGACGAGATTGCGCGGGCCAATTCCAGCGAGCGGGACGTAAGGCTAAGCAAGGCGGCGCTCAGGATTGCGCCTTTGCAAGACGCGGAGGACACGGGTGTCGCTACGGAAGCCGAGCTCGATCTGCTCCTGCAATGGAAGCTGTACCGGGTGGCACTTAATCGTCTAAACGTCAACGCAAGCGGCCTCGAATGGCCGAGGGAGCCCGGCCCGATCACGGCTTAGTCAGGAGCACCGGCGAGACTCCCCGGTCGGCCGGCGGATGTTAGCGACATGGTTGCGCTGGATACATCGCGCGAGATTCGAATTGCCAACCTTTTGACCGGTTCGAGCGCCGCCGCAACGATCCGCGCGACAACAAAGGTCGTGAGCGCAATGGAGAGGCGGGCGCTGGACGCAACGCTCCGTCCTCACCATGTACCAAAACTAGTTAACGCCCGCTGATGCGGGCTTTTTTTCGTCTGTAGGGGACGCGATTGAACATCCAAGATTTCGACGCCTTTGCGGCCAAGTTCGCCGGCGTGCTGGGCGCGGCGGTATCCATGCGCTACCTGCAAGGTTCCTGGCCAGCCCGCGTCAGCATGGCCGTCAGTGGGTCGCTGGTCGCCTACTACGCCTCTCCGTACCTGTCGCTGGTGCTGGGTATCCCCGAGGGGCTGGCCGGGTTCTTGATGGGCATGTTCGGCATGGCCATCGTCTCGCGCGCATGGGAGGCGGTACAGGCCGTGCCTATTTCCGCGCTTTGGCAGGCCGTCATTGACCGCGTGCGCGGTAAAGGGGCATGACATGGACAGCACCATTTATCTGACGTTGTGGGCAGTGTTGGCATTCATCTGCTGGCTTGTGGTCGCTGGCGGCGCCGTGCTGGCGGTGTTCTCTAAGTCGATCAATGACACGACGCTGGAGCGCGTCGGTTTGGCAGCCGTCTGCCTTACCGCAACCGGTGCGGCATGCCGCATCTTCGTGGCCGGCTGGGCCAGCGCCGGCGATGCCGCGCTCGCCGCTTCGGCCGCCTTCTATGTGGCCGCCGTGACGGCCAAGCACATCAGGACACCGAAGCCATGAACCCCTCTGAGATCATCAAAACGGGTATCGAACCGGCGCTGGCGTTGCTGCCCGCGAATATGGACTCGGCGGCAGCGCGCGTCATGTTGCTGGCAATCGGCCTGCAGGAAAGCCGCTTTGTGCACCGGCGCCAGATTGGCGGCCCTGCGCGCGGCTTCTGGCAGTTTGAGAAGGGCACTCGCGCCAGCCGCGGCGGCGTGTGGGGCGTATGCCTGCACCCGGCGAGCAAGGGCAACCTGGCGGCATTGTGTGAGGCCCGCAGCGTGGCATTCGACCCTGACGCGATTTACGCAGCGCTGGAATACGAC